AAAGTTAGGTAATGGTAGTGGTGGATTCACTCAATCAAAACCTTATTCAAATACATTTAAATAGATTTAATGTTAAATTGGTTATGGAATGGTAACGATGTTACCGAAGATGTTATACCTGAGAGTGCCATAGGATTTGTTTACAAAATAGAACATATTCCTTCTGGCAAATACTACATTGGTAAAAAATCATTACAAAGTGTTCGTAATGTAAAAATCGGAGTTAGGGAATTACAACGTATTAAAGAAGAACGAAAGTTAAAAGGTATACGAGGTTCACTACCCAAAAAGAAAAAAGTTAGAAAATCTTCTGACTGGCAAAAGTACTTTTCATCAAACGATTGGATTAAAGAACAAATCTCAGAGGGTAAGAACGATGAGTTTAAACGTACAGTACTTAAATTCTGCTATTCAAAGAAATCATTATCTTATTATGAAGTACATTATCAATTCGAATATAACGTACTTTCAGATGATAAATCACTCAACGGAAATATTTTAGGAAAATTTTATCGAAAAGATTTGGATAATTAAATTATTATTCGTATATTAGTACCTAATTGTATATACACAAATAATAATATTATGACTTTAGACCAAATAGCAAGAAAATATGGGGTAAATAAAAATTCCCTAAATGCAAAAGATGATGGTATCAAAATAGCAATAAAATCAATCCAAGACTTAGTAAAGGGTATGGAAAATGATAAAATTGATATAAAATATATAGATGGGGTAAAGAAGTTAGGTAACTTTCTTTATGATGTATCTGATTCAACTATCGGATAATTTGGTAAATCCAAATATTTTTCGTATATTTACTTAAAATTTAATTTATGCTCTCCGCAAGAAATAAGTTAGTTGTTATAAACGTATTGGATTCTGCATTAGGTGTTGGTACATCAATGAAGGGAAATGAACAAGCACATCACTGTCCTTTTTGTCACCATCATAAGAAGAAACTACAAATAAATTTAGATTCACAATATTGGCATTGTTGGGTATGTGATTCTAAAGGTAGAAGTATTCAATCGTTACTTTACAAACTAAACCTTGATAGAAGTGAAATCTCAAAGATTCATTCTATATATGGTGAGTATAAACCCAAGCGAAATGAGAAGGAAGTTGAAACAATAACACTTAGACTTCCAAAAGAATTCCAATCACTTTCTAAAAAACCAAAATCAATTAATCCGATTTATAATCAAGCAATTGGATATCTTAAACGTAGAAAGATTTCTATGGATGAGGTACTCAAATATAATATTGGTTATTGTGAAGAAGGATTATATAGTGGTAGAGTAATTATTCCATCTTACAATGAGGATGGTGAGTTAAACTATTTTGTAGCTCGTTCTTTTTATGAAGATGAAAAGATGAAATATAAAAACCCACCTGTTAGTAGGGATGTAATTGTATTTGACAATCAAATAGATTGGAATGAACCTATTACATTAGTAGAAGGTGTATTTGATTCTTTCTCAGTAAAACGAAATGTAATACCAATATTAGGTAAGTTTCTTCCTAGAACTTTGAAAGATAAGATTGGTGAAAGGGGTGTAAAAGAAATTAACATATTATTAGATTCCGATGCAGTAGATGATTCTACTAAACACGCAAACTACTTTATTAAAAATGGTATAAAGGTAAAAAACATTATACCTGATGAAATGGATGCAGGTGATATGGGATTTGATAAAGTAAATGAATTATTAAAAGAAACCAAAGAAACTGGTTGGGATGATTTAATCCTAAGTAAACTAAATAATATATGAAGGTAGAAAAGATTTACCACTTAGCGGATTTACATATCCGTAATTTAAAAAGACATAAGGAATATAGAGAAGTATTCCAAAAATTCTTAAACAACGTAGATAAAGATAACATTGAGAATTCAGTTATCTATTTAGCTGGTGATATTGCTCATGCTAAAACTGAGATGAGTCCTGAATTGGTTAGAGAAATCAGTTGGTTCTTAACCGAATGTGCAAATAGAAAACACACATTCTTAATTACTGGTAATCACGATTGTAACTTAAATAATAATTATAGATTGGATGTACTAACTCCAATTGTAGAAAACTTAGAAAATGATAGAATCCACTACCTTAAAGATACTGGTGTGTATCCCTTCCATAATATTACTTTTGTGGTTTATTCGATACTCGATAAGCAAGAGAATTGGCCAAAGGGTGAACTGGTAGAGGGTGAGAATACAATATGTTTATTCCACGGACCCGTAAATGATTCCACAACTGATATAGGATATACTGTATCATCCAATTCATTCACAACTGAAATGTTTGATGGATTTGATATGGTTATGTTGGGTGATATTCATAAAAGACAAACATTGGGAACATCAACCATAGCATATGCTGGTTCTATGATTCAACAAAACCACGGAGAATCATTAGAGAAACATGGTTATCTATTATGGGATGTTGAAAGTAGAACTTTTGAAGAATTTGATATTCCTAATGATTATGGATTCTATACATTAGATGTAAACAATGGTGTAGTTCCAACAGTTACTAATATGCCAAAGAAACCAAGATTAAGAGTTAGGGTTTCAAATACTGACCCTTCTCAGATTAAAAAGGCATTAACTCAAATAAAAAAGAAATATAAAGTACAAGAGTTCACTGTTACTCGAATGGATACCTTATCTAAACAAAAGACTGGTAACTTCGATGATAGATTAGCTATTGGAAATGTGAGAGATGTTGAATTCCAAAACGAATTGATTAAAGATTATTTGGAAAGACAATATTTGGCAGATGATGATACTATTGATAAGATTAAACAAATCAATAGAGAAATAAATACAAAGTTGGTTGAAGAAGAGATGACACCAAATGTACAATGGGTTCCTCATCAGTTTGAATTCTCTAATATGTTTTCCTATGGTGAGAACAATAAGATACGTTTTGATGGTATAAATGGTATAGTAGGTATATTCGCTCCTAATGCTTCAGGTAAATCATCTCTATTCGATGCACTATCCTTTTGTATATTCGATAAGACGAGTAGAACGTATGTAGCTAAGAACGTACTTAATAATAGAAAGAGTAACTTCTATTGTAAACTTCACTTCAAAATAGAAGATGTAGATTACTTTATTGAAAGAAGAGCTAAACTAATTAACAAAGGGAGAAACCTAAAAGTAGATGTATCCTTTTGGAGAGAGGATGAGAGTGGTATCCATTCATTGAATGGAGAGCAGAGGAGGGATACCAACTCTATCATCCAACAATACTTAGGAACTTATGAAGATTTTGTATTAACTACACTTTCACTTCAAGGTAACAATTCCCTATTCATAGATAAATCACAAAGTGAGAGAAAGGAAATTCTTGCTCAATTTATGGGAGTAGATGTATTTGATAAACTTTACTCACATGCTTATAATGAGAATAGAGATAACGCTTCTTTAATTAGAAAGTTTAAAAGAGATGATTTTACTCAACAACTAGCTGATATACAAATTGATTTAAAGAGAGCAGAAGCTGAATATAAATTAGAACAAGTTAGTTTAACAACTGCTAAAGAAGAGGTGGAGAAGCACAATCAGAAATTAATCTCTCTCAACGAAAAAATTGTAAAAGTTAAATCCGACAATTATTCTAAAGAAGAATTAGAAACAAAAAAATCGACTTCGGAAACTTCGTTAACCGAATTGATATCTCAAAGAGATAAGGCACAATCTAAGATTGAGGAGTTTGAGGAAACCCAAATCCAATTAGAAGAAAAAATTGATTCGTTTGATGAGGAGGAAATCACCGAAGGATATGATTTGTTTAACAAATATACATCTGATTTAAAAGATTTAAATAATGAATTAGATAAGTTAAAAATCAGAGAAGATTCTTTATTAGAACGAATGAAGCATTTGGAATCCCATAAGTATAATGAGGATTGTGATATTTGTATGGAAAACTCCGAATCAATCATTGATGCTAAAGTAGGAGTAACTGCAGATTTAAGTATATGTTCAGTTAATAAAAAAGAAATGTTAGAACAAAAGGATGTTTTACTTCTTGCTATTGATTCACGTAAACGTTATTCGACTTTATTGAAACAACTTAATAAGTTTAAGGGTGATGAAACAAAAGTTAGTAGAGATATTAACATACTTATCAACAAGTTATCAACATTTGAAACCAAAGAAATCAAACTAAATGGTGAACTTATTCAAGCTA